GCTCCGGAGTGCGATCAAGCAATAGAAGATATTATCAACGAGGCCATCACGGCCGATGAAACGGACATCTCTGTAAAGCTAGACCTTGATCTAGTTAAAATGTCTGAGTCTATCAAGAAAAAAATGGTTGTAGAATTCACTGAAATTCTGCGCCTTTTGGATTGGAAATATAGAGGGCATGATATATTTCGCCGTTGGTATATTGATGGACGTATTTTCTATCACAAACTAGTTGATCAAAAGCAAGCTCGGAAAGGTATTGCTGAAGTTCGTTATATTGATCCCAAATTCATTAAGAAAGTTCGTATTATTGAAAAGGGAAAAGAAACTAATAAAGAAAATACTAGTGAGATGGATTTGATACAAAAGACACAAGAATTTTTTATCTTTAATGATTCTGGTGTTTATCCAGGGATGACAAGTTTTACTGGTCCTGCTGTCAAAAATTCTCAAGGATTAAAGATAGCACCAGATGCTATTGCTTATGTAACATCAGGAATATATAACCCGACAACTAAACAAGTCTATGGTTATTTACAAAAGGCGATCAAACCTACCAACCAACTCCGTATGATGGAAGATGCGTTGGTTATCTATCGTATCAGTCGTGCTCCCGAACGTAGAATCTTTTATATTGATGTGGGCAATCTACCCAAACCTAAGGCAGAAGCTTATCTAAAAGATGTGATGAGTCGCTATCGTAATAAGGTTGTGTATGATGGTTCTACAGGTGAGGTTAAAGATGACCGCAATCAAATGTCAATGCTTGAAGATTTCTGGTTGCCACGCAGAGAAGGTGGTAGAGGTACAGAGATTACAACATTGCCTGGTGGACAAAATCTTGGTGAGATGCAAGATGTAACATACTTCCAAGAAAAACTTTATAAGTCACTGAACATTCCATCTTCTCGTTTGATGACAGACTCCGGTTTCAACATGGGCCGGTCATCTGAAATTACACGGGATGAAATTAAGTTTACAAAATTTATTCAACGACTACGAAAAAGATTCTCAGGCCTGTTTGCTGATCTTTTAAAGACCCAATTACTATTGAAAGGTATTCTTACTATAGAAGATTGGGAAGAGATTAGAGAGTCTATTATATACGATTTTAATGACGATAATCATTTCTTTGAAATGAAAGAAAGTGAGTTATTAAAAGATCGTGTAGAACAATTGGCTGGAGTATCAGATTATATTGGTACATATTTCTCTATTGAATGGATACGAAAGAACGTATTGCAACAGACCAAGTTGGAGATGGAAGAAATTGATCGTCAGATTGATGATGAACGAAAATCAGGTAAGATTGATCCTGTTGCTGGTCAAGATATGGGTGGACCTGAAGGTGGATTTGGTGATCCTTCTAGAGGTATTGAACAAGAACCTATGTATCCTGGAGATGGTGAAGAACCTGAACCCGAAGATGCTGATGATGAGGAAGGGTTGGAAAATAGAAACTTATAAATATAAGAACATGAGGAATTATTATTATGGCTAATGAAATTAGAGGTATGGTTGATGCTGTTGCATCAGGCGATTTAAACGCTGCCAATGCAGCTTTTGATGCAGCTCTACAGCAAAAAAGAGAAGATGCGTGGGTAAACACCAAACACGAATTTGCGAGAACCGCTTTTGATGCTTCACCACCTGAGCCCACTTCGGGCATTGATACCGGAATCACAGGAGACCCGGCAGAAGTTCCTACAGAGGAAGAATAAATGAAACTTATATCCGAACACGTTGATCATATTGATTACATAGTTGAAGCTGAAGAAGGTGGTAAGAAAAACTATCGCATCAAAGGTGTATTCATGCAATCTGAGATAAAGAATCGGAATGGACGTATGTATCCTGAGCAAGTTCTTGCTAAGGAAGTAAAAAGATATAACAAAGAATACGTCAATCAGAAACGTGCATTTGGCGAACTGGGACATCCAGATGGCCCTACCGTAAATTTAGAACGAGTATCACATATGATTACTAGTCTCAAACAAGATGGACAGAATTTCATCGGTGAGGCTAAGGTAATGGATACACCTTACGGTAAAATTGTAAAGAATCTCATAGACGAAGGTGCTAAGTTAGGAGTTTCGTCCCGAGGTATGGGTTCACTAGAACCAAGAGGTAGGATGCAGGTAGTCAAAGATGATTTTTATTTGGCGACTGCGGCCGATATTGTTGCAGATCCATCAGCCCCCAATGCTTTCGTAGAAGGTATTATGGAAGGCAAGGAGTGGGTATGGGATAACGGCATAATTAAAGAGATGGATATAGAAGAATATAAGAAGCAATTAGATAGAAAATATGAATTTGCGCAGGCAAGAGAAGTAAAGAATGCTGAAATCTTTTCAGATTTTTTGTCTAAAATTTAAATATTATAAATAACTTATATACTTTTATAAATAACAAGGGAGTTATCCAACGATGACAGATATCAACGCAGAACTAGAGGCCATCGCCGAAGATGTATTTACAGACGATGCGCAGCTAGACGAAGTGGCCGCAGATGCCCCAAAGAAAGGTGCTGGTGCCGCTATGCCGCCTGAAAAGCTGCCTGGCGAAGTACAAGACATGGGTCCTGCTGTTGTTTCTCCTGACGCCAAAACTGATCCTGGTGTTGCCGCAGAGAAGAAAGCCAAACAGGCTAAGAAGCCTGGCCGTGATGGTAAAGGTCTTCCCTCCGCAGCTTCCCCCGAAGCTCAAGGTGACGGAAATGGTCCAATGAAGTCTAATGAAGAAGTTGAAGATGAGACTTTAGATACTATTACCGAAGTGCCTGAGGAAGAATCAGATTACGTGGAAGATGAGACAATAGAAGAGCGAGTTTCTGCTATGGATCTCTCTGATGATGTTAATGCCCTGACTGAAGGTGGTGAACTTTCAGAGGAGTTTAAGAAGAAGGCTGCTACAATTTTTGAAGCAGCTGTTCGTGCGAAGCTTCGTTCAGAGTTAGAACATCTTGACGAGAAATTCACAGCAAAGTTCAATTCTGAAATTGAAGAAGCAAAGAATGATATGGCGGAGAAAGTCGATGACTATCTCAACTATGTTGTAGAAGAATGGATGAGGAAAAATGAAGTTCCCGTTGCTCATAGAATGAAAGCGGAAATTGCAGAAGGATTCATCACAGGTCTTAAAACATTATTTGAAGATCACAATATTTCTGTTCCTGATGAACAGTTTGATATGCTTGATGCCGCAGCCGAGAAGGTTGACGAGCTGGAGAGTAAATTGAACGAAGCATTAGAGACTAATATTGAACTATCTAAAGATAATGATGTACTTAAAAGACATGAAATTCTTTTAGATGTGGCTTCTGATCTTGCAGATACGGAAGTAGAAAAGTTTGCAGGTCTTGCCGAAAATATTAACTATGAGAACGAGGCTGATTTTCGTGAGAAAGTCGAAACGATCAAAGAGTCATATTTTCCAAAAGCTCAAGCAAGTAACAATGATGACACAGCAGCACCTGTAAATGAGGGTGGCACACCTAGTCTAGAAGAAGGTGACGTTCCCCAAACGATGGCTGCTTATATGTCTGCTATTTCTCGGAATCATATCCGCGAACAGCAAGGCTAAATAAGTTTACACAACAAAAATAGGGAGAAAATAAAAATGTTTCAAACGGAACACCTACAGGAAAAGTGGTCGCCAGTGTTGGCGCATCCAGACCTCCCCGAGATTAAAGATAGCTATCGTCGGGCAGTCACCACAGTAATCCTGGAAAACCAAGAACGTGCAATGAAGGAAGATTCTGCTTTCCTTTCTGAAGCTGCACCTACAAACTCTACAGGCGCATCTATTGCCAATTGGGATCCAATCCTAATTTCGCTGGTTCGCCGTGCGATGCCTTCTCTTATTGCTTATGATATCTGCGGCGTACAGCCAATGACCGGTCCTACTGGACTTATCTTTGCGATGAAGGCTCGTTATACTAACCAAAGTGGAACCGAAGCTCTGTTCAACGAGGCCCAGACAAAATTCTCTGGTACTGGTACAAACGTCGGCTCTAACGTACTTCATAATCTGAGTAATGTTAATTTCCAGACAGGTACTGCCATGTCTACAGCTGATGCTGAAAAACTTGGTGATTCTGCTCTAAATGCATTTGCTGAGATGGCGTTCAGTATTGAGAAAGCAACCGTAACTGCAAAGTCACGTGCCCTCAAAGCTGAATACACGATGGAACTTGCTCAGGACTTGAAAGCCATTCATGGTCTAGACGCAGAAACAGAACTTGCGAATATCCTAAGTTCTGAAATTCTTGCTGAAATCAACCGTGAAGTGGTCCGTACTATCTATCGAAATGCCGTGATGGGTGCTGCTACAAACGTATCAACGCCTGGTGTTTTTGATCTTAATACTGACTCCAATGGTCGCTGGTCTGTTGAGAAGTTCAAAGGTCTTATGTTTGCTATCGAACGTGATGCGAACATGATCGCTCGTGATACTCGCCGTGGTAAAGGTAACATTATCCTTTGCTCCGCTGATGTTGCGTCTGCTCTTACAATGGCTGGTCTGTTGGATTATGGTTCAAACCTGTCTGACAACCTCAATGTTGACTCCACAGGCAACACATTCGCTGGTGTTTTGAATGGTCGCTTTAAAGTCTATGTTGATCCTTACATGAATATGGCCGTTCCTTATCCGGCTGCCGGTACACCTGCTGGTGCCAACGCATCGCAGTACTACTTGGTTGGATACAAAGGCACATCGCCTTATGATGCTGGTATTTTCTACTGCCCATACGTTCCGTTGCAGATGGTTCGTGCGGTTGGTGAGAGTTCCTTCCAGCCTAAGATTGGTTTCAAGACACGATATGGCTTGCAAGTTAATCCGTTCGCTCAGTTGAGTGCTGCTACAGACGGCGCCGGTGCGGTGAATAACAACGTGTACTATCGCCGTGTCCAGATCGACAATCTGATGTAAAAAAAACGACACACTTATTATAATAATAAAAGTGTTATTTCAAAGACCTTCCTTCGGGGAGGTCTTTTTTTTGCTTATAAACTATTATAAATAGTACATTAAAGAGAAGTAATTGTAACAATGATGGGGTCCCGCTTCCGCCTCGAGGAGAAAACAAATGGCAATAGTAAACACAATAGCAAAAGATACAGACTGGCAAGCGGTCATCGTATCTAAAATAGCAGCACATACAACAGCCAATAGTGTATTGGTTCCAGCGAATCAATTGAGATATTGGACTACTGGCAATTCTGCATTAAGTATTTCTAGAATTAAATGGTCAGCTAATCATCCTAATGGTGGTGTAGAACTATTATGGGATGCAACAACCAACCAACACATATGTCACCTATTCGGTAATAATGGCTCATACGGTGGAGCTGACGGTAATGGTGGTTTTAAAATGCAAGAATATAGTCAGTTTAAAACTAACCTATCATCAGCCATAAACAATTCAGTTACTTCAATCCCACTAAATGATACACGGGGTTTTGCATCAGCTGGTATGATTGTTATAGGTTCAGAAAATATTACCTATACAGGTAAGTCTACTGCGTTTGGTGCTGGTAATTTAACTGGTGCAACTAGAGCGGCAAACAGCACATCTGCAGCTGCCCATGATGATGATGCAGAAGTAAAATCAATGCGACCTATTGGTTACACTGGTGATATTTTAATAACTCCTGCTGCATCTTTGACAGGAACAATCATTACCGAAGTTCATAAGATGGTTAATGAAGGTGGTCAAGGTTGGGGTAACTAATTAAATGGCCGCAATACCTAATTCAAGTTTGCGGACAGGTGAAGTTGGCGGTTCCGATGCTCTACCGACTACCGGAATCGTTGACTCTACTTCCAGACAACCAACGACATTTGATTATTCACAGTCAAATCAATTTAAAATATATCTACCGATTTTTCCTACGGTAGAATGGTTTGTGGTGTCTGCTAATATCCCTGGTATTACTTTAGGACAGGCCAGTCAGTATACACCATTCGTAGATATTGCGGTGGTAGGTGATAAGTTACAATATGATAATTTTAATATGACTTTTTTAGTTGATGAGAAGTTACACAATTATCAAGAAATGCTGGCATGGACTTATAATATAGGATTTCCTTTTTCTAGAACACAGTTCAACACAGCAGATAGACCTGATCATATGAATAGGGGCGGTCATCAAACAGTCAGAAAGATTCAAACAAGTATGACAGAAGGTAGCTCTACAGTATTTAAAGATGTTAATGATAGAAATTTATATACTGATATCTTGTTGACTATATTATCTAGTAAAAATAATCCTGTGGCTAATGTTCACATTTATGAAGCGTTCCCTGTCTCTTTAAGTTCTATAGATTATAATGCTCAAGAGACAGATACAGCTTATGCTACCTGTACTGTAGAATTTGCCTTTACTTGGTTTGAAGTGAAGCCTAGTCAAGCATAAATAGAATTAGAAGCAGTCAAGTTGTTATGGGGGATGATTTTTTATCTTCACACTATAGAGTGGAAGTATATATATGTAATTAGGTATAATAACCTCTGACTGCTTCACCTTACATTATGGTGATTTATGAATATTGATGAGTTGTATATTGAAGTTGAGCGTGATATAAAAATTGATGATACGGAATTAGACCTTGAGTCTATTCGTACACCACAGTTACATAACAAATATTTAAAGTTATTTACTAAACATTCTTTGCAGTATAAAAAACTGCAAGATGATTTTAAAGTTTTGTATCGGGTGAAGTGGGAGTACTATACTGGTAAAGCTTCTCCTAAGGTGTATGAAGAAAACCCCTTTGAATTGAAGGTACTCAAAGCTGATATAGGTATTTACATGGAGGCCGATAAAGACCTCCAGCAATTAGGCCAGCGTATGGCTTATGCGAAACAGATAGTAGAATATCTAGAAAGAATATTAAGGGAGATTAACAACAGAAACTGGACGATTCGTAATACAATTGAATGGAAGAAATTTCTTCATGGTGATTGATAGTGTCCGTAATAGTTGAAAAATTTAATGAAGCGTACATCAGAATCAAGTGCGAATCATCTATCTCCAGAGAACTCTCCGAGTTTTTTACCTTTGAGGTCCCAGGGGCCAAGTTCATGCCGTCTGTACGAAACAGATTGTGGGACGGTCGAATCAGATTATTCTCTCCTGGTACTGGTAAAATCTATTATGGACTATTACCTTATGTCCAAAAGTTTCTCAAGGAGCAAGGCTACGAAATCGAGTACGAAGGAGATTTTGGAGTCAAGAAGCTGGATAAAAATGTTACCAGCAGATTTATTCGGTCAATCGAAAAAGGAAAGTTCAGAGCAAGAGATTACCAAATAGATGCTGTACACAATATTCTGGAGTCTGGCCGCGGTCTTATTCTTTCCCCTACTGGTAGTGGCAAGTCATTTATTATCTACTCTTTAGTAAGATACTACATTCAAAAATTTACAGATAAAAAAATTCTTGTTGTTGTTCCTACAACTAGTTTAGTTGAACAGATGTATTCTGACTTTGCTGATTACGGTTGGTTTCCTGATGAACACTGTCACCGATTGTATGCTGGTAAGGATAAAAATACCAATAAAGAAGTTATTATCTCTACCTGGCAATCAATCTATAAATTAGATAAGAGATACTTTAGTCAGTTCGGAGCTGTGTTTGTTGATGAAGCACATTTAGCTAAGGCTAAATCTTTAGTTGGTATTATGACTAAGTTGCATGATTGTAAATATCGCATAGGTCTTACAGGTACATTGGATGGTACAGAAATTCATCGCTTAGTGTTAGAAGGATTGTTTACGGTACACGAACAAGTCACTACAACATCAGAACTTATAGCTCGTAAAGAATTATCTAATCTTCATATTCGTTGCTTAGTACTAGAACACACTAAACAAAATAGAATGCTGATGAAAGGTAAAACTTATCAACAAGAAATGGAGTACCTGTCTACACATCTTAAAAGAAATCTGTTTATAAGAAATCTAACTTGTTCCTTAGAAGGTAACTCTTTGGTATTAGCTCAATATATAGAAAAACAATTAGTTCCTTTATGTAATATGATTGTTGAAAATTGTGGTGATGATCGAAACATATATTTAATCTATGGAGCTACACCTACAGATGATAGAGAAAAGGTAAGAGAACTTGTAGAGAAAAATGATAACTGTGTAATTGTTGCATCGTATGGTACATTTTCTACAGGAGTAAATATTAAAAGAATACATAATATAGTATTCGCTAGTCCGTATAAGTCTCAAATAAAAGTATTACAATCAATTGGTCGTGGTTTGAGATTGTCGGCTGATAAAGAACAGCTTAATATATTTGACATATCAGACGATTTAAGTTATAATAATAAGAGTAACTATACTTTAAATCATTTCTCTGAAAGAATAAACATCTATAATGAGCAAGGATTTGATTACGACATAGTGCCAGTTAAACTTAAAGATAAATAGTCATAATGGAATTTGCAGATAAAGATACTAACGAATCACCCTATAAAATCATTAAGATGATTAATGGTGATGATGTTCTTTGTAAGATTCTCCAAGAGTACTCAGATGCTCTTGTTGTAGAATGTCCTATGTCTGTTACTAAACAACATACCTATGATCGTCCTGATCATGTTGTTGAACATACAGGCTTACAGAGATGGGTAAACTTTACCAATGATATTAAATTTGTTATTAATAAAGAAAAGATATTAGGGTGGGGTAATCTTGCACCAGAAGTAATCGTTTATTATCGAATGATCTCAAATAAAGCTAAAGAAGAATCTGGTGTAGAGATTGAGAGTAATGAAACTGAAGATGAAATACTAGCTAAAGTTCGGTCTAATATTGATAGACTTGCAGCTATTATGGAAGAGAATTCTCCAGCTGAAGATGAACTTATGGAGTATGATGAAGATACAAGAGTGACACATAAGATGAATAAAAAGATAATGCATTAAATGCTATTCTCTTTCTCTCGGAGACACTGCTGTTTAGCTTATCATGGATTTGAACATTTGTCAAGCTATTTTATGGAGAAAAATTGAAAACAATTATATGTGATATTGATGGGACTTTAACAAAATATATGGGTGGTGGTCATAAGGCCATAATGGAACAAGACCATGAGTTGTTGCCTGGTGTATTGGAGAGAATGAGCTTGTGGGAAGCACAAGGCCATAAGATTATTTTAATGACAGGTAGACGAGAGTCCATAAGAGAAAGAACTGAAGCTGAACTCCGTAGATTGGGTGTACCTTTTGATACTTTACTAATGGGTCATGCAGATAGCGGTAGAATTCTTATCAATGATATTAGTCCACATCTAGGAACGAAATGTCATGCGGTTCCAGTAGCCAGAGATGGTGATTGGAGTAAAGTAAATTGGAATGTCGTAGGGCTTGACAATCTCTAGAAAATGTGTTAGCATTATAGATGTCTAAACAAAAAAGGCATTTATTATGACGAAGAAGTACATATATCTGGCAGGACCTATTGCCGGACTAAACGAACAAGAAGCAACTGAATGGCGAAACGAGGTAAGGGATATATTACCGTATGGTGTAATTGGTATTTCTCCTTTGCGATGTGAGCCTGTTAAAGAGGGTATGACATATACAGATGATGGTGCAACAGATCCTATGTGGTCTGATGCTCGTGCTATCAATGCAAAGAACTGGCTTGATACAGAGTCATGTGATTTAGTATTGGCATATCTACCTAAAGAGATGAATGATAGACGACCATCTATCGGAACTATTATTGAAATTGGTTGGGCAATTGGTTTGAGAAAACCTTTGATTGTCGTATCTGATGATGAACAATATATGGAACATCCTCTTATTCGATGTAACGCTTCTTGGAGACTAGATAATCTTCCTGATGCTGTAGAAGTTATTACAGGACTATTCGGAGATTATGTACAATGAGGAACATCCCGTGGCCAAGAAAAAAACAATCCATTATGTAAATAATAAAGAATTCTTACAAGCAATTGTAGAGAGAAAGACACTAATAAAAGAAGCTGAATCTGTAGGTGAACCACTACCCCAAATTACAAATTATTTGGGTGAGTGTATTTTGAAGATAGCAAACCACTTATCATATAGACCAAACTTTATCAACTATACCTATCGGGAAGAAATGATTTCTGATGGTATAGAAAATTGTTTGCAGTATATAGATAGATTTGATCCAGAGAAATCATCTAATCCTTTTGCTTATTTTACACAGATCATATACTATGCATTTGTTCGTAGAATAACAAAAGAAAAGAAACAACAGCAGATAAAAGAAAAACTACTGAAAGAATCTAATATAGAATCTCGTATTGCGGTTCAGGCTCATGACAATGAATCTGATTACCAACAGCAGTTTGAAGATATGCTTGATAAGTATACGTTTCACCAAGATTGATAAATAATGAAAGTTGCGATTATAACAGACACACACTACGGCGGTAAAAATGACCTACATTCCTTTTCAAAGTTCCAACAAAGATTCTACGAAGGAACTTTTTTCCCAATACTTAAAAGGGAAGGAATTACAACGATTATTCATCTGGGCGATGTGTTTGATCGCCGGAAGTATACTAATTTTCTATCTCTTAAATTAGCTAAAGAAATGTTTTTTGAACCCGCACGGGATTTCAAAATTCATATGTTAGTTGGTAATCACGATTGTTATTATAAGAATAATAATGAAGTTAATTCTATCTCATTGACTTGTGCAGAGTATGATAATATAACTACCTATCAGGATGTTCCTCAAGTAGTAGAAATAGGTGGTAGTAATATTTTATTCATACCTTGGATTGCATCAGCTCATTATGCAGAATCAGTTAATGTAATTAATACAGCAAAGGCTGATATAGCAATGGGCCATCTAGAGATTAATGGTAATGAGATAATGCCTGGTCTTTTTTGTGACCACGGATTAGATAGAGATTTATTTAAAAGATACGAGCGTGTATTCTCAGGTCATTACCACCAACAACAAGACGATGGCCATATTCGTTATCTTGGTGCTCCATATGAGATAACTTGGAACGATTATAATAGTGCCAAGGGTTTTCATATTTACGATACAGACACAAGAGAGTTTGAGTTTTATCAGAATCCCAATAGACTATTCAAGAAAATCTTTTATGATGACGGCCATAGTTGTGATGAAATGCTCAATATGGATTTATCTGAATATGAAAACACATATGTAAAAATATTTGTAGTTCAGAAAACAGACTTCTATACATTTGACAGATTCATTGAAAGATGTTATAATGAAGGTAAGTTTCTTGAGTTAAAAATTGTTGAGGACTTTAGTGACCTTACACCAGATGCAATTGCGGATGGTGAATTGGAAGATATAGAAGATACATTTACATTACTAGAAAAGTATGTAGGTGAGATTGATAGTAAATCAATAGATAAAGATAAATTGAATAGGCTATTAAAATCTTTATATGTAGAGGCAAGTGAAGTAGAATGAATATATTTTATTTAGATGAAGATCCGATAAGGATATCGGAAATGATGTGTGATAAACACAATGTGAAAATGATACTAGAGTCAGCACAGATGTTGTCTACAGCTCATCGTGTATTAGACGATGATGGTTTTGCAGATGAGTACAAGTTGTATAAAGCAACACATAAAAATCATCCTAGTAGTGTCTGGACTAGAAAGACAGATGAAAACTACTTCTGGCATTTTGATTTATTCAAAGCGATGTTAGGTGAGTATACATTTCGTTACGGTAAATTACATAAGTGTATGGATTTATTCTATGCCTTAGAGGCGGCACCATCAAATATTCCAAAGGGTGAGTTTACACCTCCACCACAATGTATGCCTGATGAATATAAGTGTGATGACACGGTGCAAGCCTATCGTAAATATTACATTGGTGAGAAGGCTGGGTTTGCTAAGTGGAAAGCTAGAGAAGTTCCTTCTTGGTTTAGTGTATGATTGTATTTCGTAAGATATCATATAGGAATTTTCTATCAACAGGCAACACACCATCAGAAATTTCTTTTGATACACACAACACCACTTTGATTATTGGTGATAATGGTTCAGGCAAGTCTACAGTTCTAGATGCATTGACCTTTGGTTTGTTTGGTAAGCCTTTCCGTAATATTAAAAAGGATCAGTTGGTAAATACTGTTAATGAAAGAGATTGTAAAGTTGAGGTTCATTTTGATATAGGTCAAAGACACTATCATATCATTAGATGTATTAAACCTAACAGATTTGAAATTTATGTTAATGGTAAAATGTTAAATCAAGATGCAAGTATCCGTGACTATCAAAAACATTTAGAGACTAGTATTCTAAAACTAAACTATCGTTCATTTACTCAGGTGGTTATACTCGGCTCATCATCTTTTATTCCGTTTATGCAATTAACACCAGCACATAGGCGTGAGGTGGTAGAAGAAATTTTAGACATTAAGATATTTTCTTTGATGAATGTTATACTCAAACACAAGATGAAAGAGATGAAGGAGAAGGAGATTGATATAGCTCATCAATTCAATCTCACAGAAACCAAAATTACTATGGCCGAGGAACATATAAATCAGTCAAAAGAAAAAAGTAAAATATCCAAGACGGCCTTAGAAAGTAAGATAGAAAAGAATAAGAAAGATATAGAGGAATTAAATACCCAAGCATTAAGTTTGATGGCTGAAGTTGTAGATTGGAGAGATAATGTTTTACCAAAGGAACAATCTTTTAAAAAAGAACAATCAGACTTTATAGGTGTTCGGGTAAAGTTAAAAGATAACTCTAAACGAATGGAAAAGGAAATTGAATTTTTTAATAACAATGCTGAATGTCCTACTTGCGACCAACCTATAGATGATGATTTTAGAAAGTATGCAGTAGGAAGTAGAACAGATAAGATGGTGACGAATACTAATGCATTGGTTAGTATGGATGCACAAATATCTGAAATGGATGCTAGAGAAGATTTATATAATAATATAACAATAGATACCAGAGAGAAAGAAGTAGAAGCTGCAAAGAAAACAACCTCAGCAAATTCTATTATATCTTTTAATGAACAGCTGATAGATCAGATAAATGATTTGTTAAGTGTAGATGCGGATTTGGTTGAGGAGAAAACTAAATTAAAACTATACAGAGATGAACTGGAGACTATTCAAAAGCAGAAGAATAAATTAACAGAAGATAATAACTATTTGACACTCGCTAAACAATTACTTAATGACTCTGGTATCAAGACAAAGGTTGTTAAACGATATCTACCAGTGATGAATAAATTGATTAACAGTTATCTATCAGCACTGGAGTTTCAAGTTAAGTTTGAGCT